CGTCTCCGTTGCACCATTCACATATGGCCCAACGGGTATCGACGTATCCCACGTCACGGGCGCAGTTGTGCGTTCTAAAAATTTCTTGCTCAACCTCGCCCGTTCCGCCGCATTCTTCACAGTGTCTCATGTACCTGTTTTTTCGCCCCTCATCCATTTTATATCTTGTAGCAAGGATAGTTTTTCTTTGGTGGCTTTTTCAAGTGCCATTGTTAGCCTTGATATTTCGGTGCGTTGTTTTGAATTTTTACTCTTTAGGGTAATAATTTCGGCGGCATCCGTTTTTTGTTCGAGTGTCCATTTTGCCATTATATTTTCGTACCTCTCTCTCTTAGGTTTTTTACAAAGTTGTTTAGGTTTTGCCTTGCGACAAACAAATCGTTTTCGACGGAGGTAGGGGCATCACGCCTGTACCTCTCGCCTTGGTGTTTATCCACTTGTTGCTTTAGGAACTTTAACTGTGATGCTTGGACCGTGGTTAAATCACTGTCTCCCATCAGAAGACGGCAAATTTAATAACTGCCGCGATAATGACTATTGCAACGACGGTCTTTAAATACGGGGAATATTTTTTCCACATGGCTTCGGGTTCGTCCCAACCGAATACGCTTAACCCTTCGGAAATTCGTGCTTCTGCAAGGAAGTCATCACCATACGAAGCTTTTAAGGTATCTTGCTCCTTCAACCGGTTTATCCATTCCGGAGAATTTTCTTCCCATCGTTTAAACTGCGCTTCCACCCAGTTTTCCACTTCTTTTTCATCCCAACGGTTCACGAGCCGTGGTCCGCGGGAGCTTGGGCTCGGAACTTTGTCCGGTGCCGGGAAGTCTTCGCTTTTTACTTTATTATATATAGTTGATCTCGAAAGTTTAGTTATTTCACAAACTCTGTAGATGTCGATTAAGGCCATGTCTTTCTCCTAAACTGTTGTGGGTTTTTCTTTTCGGCGCACTTCCCATAAAATACAGGATTTGCCCCATTGCGTTATGCCCCGATTGCCGCTGTCTTTGACGCGCCTTTCGTTTGATAATTCAGACAAACGCGGTTGAACGGATACATACGGGCGTTCTAGCATTCTTGCCACTTGCTCAGTGCTAAGTGGTTTAGTTGCTTTTAGCAGCAATTTATAAACCTGTTCCCGTAAGGTAACCTTCTTACCTTGGCTATCGTCAGCGGCGGCACGACTTGTGTCCCTGTTCTGATAACCTACGCCTTCTTCAGTATATCCCATACCGTCTTCCTCTTTCAGTTAAAACGTGAGAGAAGTATACGACAGTATGGGATTAAGTCAAGACTTACTCTTAGGTTCCCATGTATCAACTTCGGCGTACCATTTGCCGGTCTTGCTTTCACAAACCTGCACGTTAATCCAATCGCCGGTTTGGCCCGCGAGCCATGTAGCGAGTTCTTCGCGTTTTATGCTCATGTTGCATTTTACCCAGTCGGGAGCATTATCGTTTGGTTTCTTAGCCATGAGACCGTTAACGAATATTTTCTGTGATTGTTCCATGTGTTCTCCTTTAAAAAAAGCCCCTAGCAGGGGGCAACCGAGCTAGAGGCTTAATTATCTTATCTACAGAGTTTGAGGCATGACCCTCAAGAGTAGTTATAAAGGCCCCGTATGCGATATGCAACACTTAATCGCATACATCTTTGGGGTATTCAGCATTTTTTATTTGATCGCTGATTGTTAAATTACATATGCCGCAGAACCTGACTAAAATTTCTTCAGTCTTTTCAGTTGTTTTTAGCTCCTGATCGCACTTTGGGCAGCGGTTTTTCATCAATCTTTTGTGAAATATGCCCGCTCCCTGTACCATCATCTGCTAATCCTTTTGTAGAATCCCTGTACCAATCGAACACGAGCCGAAGTTGGCCGCCGATTGTGCGTCCTTCGCTTTTTGACAGTTCTTTGATCTCTTCATAAACTTCCCGAGGGACGAGAATGCTTTTCCAACGTGTAGTATCCATTTTTATCTCCGATGCGCCTGCGCACATCTAAGATAATATAGGAGAATATACAAGAATGCAAGAAAAAACCCTTTTGTCGTTGTAGTATCATTCCTAGCCGGACAAAAGGGCAGTTGTTGCCGAGAGTGGTCGAGCAACCTATTTAGCTTCACCCCATGACGGTCCGATTTCAACATCACATTTACTCGGAACTTCAAGAGGTATTGCCGTCTCCATAATCCTAGCGATTTCTTGTGCCTCGTCAAGAGTTTTGACCGACATAGCAATCTCGTCGTGGATTTGCACCATTGGGATGTGCCCAGCTTTGTACAGGTTGACCATCGCTTGCTTTGTCATATCCGCCGCCGACGCTTGGATGAGCCTGTTCATCGCCTTATAAGTGAACGCCCGCTTTAGTCGCGTGGTTGGCCCGTAGGCGTCCACAGCCTCCTTGTACGGTAGTGCCTTGTTCATTGCGAACGTGTCAGGTTCCCAAAGCTCGAACCGCGCTTTACGGCCCGCCAGTGAGCGCAGAGAGCCGCCCGAAGATTTCTCGTTCAACCGGTTCATCACACCGCGCATCAATCCTTTAACGAACGGCACACGCTCATGGTACTGATGAACCAGTCCCTTCGCGTCTTCGACCGGGATGTCTAACTGTTCTGACAGTTTGTTAACGCCCATGCCGTACATCATACCAAGATTGATCGTCTTGGCTTGCTTTCTGGGAATGTTAGCCATTTCCGCGACCATTGTATGGAAGTCCGTAGACGGGTCTTCGTTGTACGCCTTAACAAAGTCCGCCGCACCGTCGAGCGGCACCCCACGGTTGCGCCCATAAACATGAGCGTAATGCACCAAGATGCGTGGTTCTTGTTGCGAGAAGTCAATGGCCGCCCACTGTTCGCCTTCTTCCGGGAGAAACAACGAACGGATCATAGGACCAAGCTCTGGGTCGCGGGCCGGGATTTGTTGTAAGTTAGGGTTGGACATAGAAATTCTGCCCGACACTGTACCACCATCGTCCGAGCGGATTTGGTTTATGTGCCCATGTATTCTGCCATCGGTCCGGCAGTGCTTCATAATGGAGTTGATAAATGTACCGGATGTCTTGTTTAGGTTCCGTGCTTCAACAACAAGTTTCGCGAGCGGATGTGGGTGTTCCGATAAGAACAGTTTCGTAAAGCTCGGGGCACCTTTCTCGGTCTGGGGGTAGTTGATGTCGAGTTTATCAAATGCTTTAGAAAGAGATTGCGCCGCCCAGATTTCTACATCGGTCCCGGCCACACGCTTAATTTCCTGCATCACACTTTTCTCGCGCTTGAGCAGGGCGTCCCGTGT